TAGAATACCTGCATGGGTAGACGAAGAAGCAGCAGAATTGCTTGACTTACCTGTAGGCTCTAGTTACTTTCCCGAATGGAAGACTGATGAAACTCTTCGCATGGATGAGAGTGAGATCAAAGCCTCTAACGGCAGTAGATACTGGAATGCTCTCTACATGCAAGACCCCACACCTGAAGAGGGTGGTATTATTAAGAAAAGATGGTTGAAATACTGGGATGATGAAGAACCACCTAGCTGTGATTTTGTAATTCAAACATATGATACTGCTTTCTCTACACGAACTACGGCTGACTACAGTGTTATCCAGACATGGGGGATATTCTCCATGTATAACCAAGATGATAATGGTATAGAAGACTTAACGCCCAATCTAATCCTACTGGGAAATATCAGGGGTAGGTTTGAGTACCCAGAACTACGTAGGATTACTCAGAAGCTGTATGATGAACATAGACCAGATGTGTGTATGGTTGAGAAGAAAGCCAGTGGTCAGTCTTTGCTACAGGATATGCGTAGGAGTGGTCTCCCTGTAATGGAATACACACCAGATAGGGATAAGGTATCCAGAGTATACTCAGCTTCTCCAATCATTGAGGCTGGTAGAATGTGGATACCCAGTAAGAAGAAGTGGTCAGATGAATTAGTAGAGGAATTACTAAGGTTTCCCAATGCTGCTCACGATGACCAAGTAGATGCAATGACAATGGCTATCCACTACATGAAAGAGTCTTGGCATCTAACACATCCAGATGATCCAGACCTTGAAGATGCACCACCAACTAAAAAGAAAACTTATTGGTCTTTTTAAATTTGGATAACAATAAAAAGTATGGTATAATAGTATAGTGAAAATATTTAGGGGAATAACATGCCGGGACTTTCAAGCTTACAAGTGAATATTAAAGATCAACCTCATAATCTTGCATGGATTAATGAGGCAGAACAAGCCTTGCTTAAAGACCTTGGTGGTTCAGGCCGTCCTGGCCCTATGGGTATCCCTGCTTACTTTAGCGAAGGTAGTGATGATAACGACGAAGGTGAAGGTGAAGGTGAAGCCGGAGACGGCACTAGTGGTGGCAGTGAAGGAGGATCAGAAGGATCAGGAGGATCAGAAGGATCAGGGGAGGGTGATGGAGAAGACGACTTTGACACTGACAGAGATGAAGACTTTGATTTTGATCAAGGTCCAGCGGGTGCAGCAGCGGCAGCAGACTCAATGGACCCGGATGCTCTTTCCACTGATACCCCCGGCCTATCCGCAGCAGAAGCGGGAGCAGCGGCAGCAGCAGCAGATGCTCTAGGAGCGGAAGCTACTCAATCAGAACAACAAGCAGCAATAGATACAGCTACTGTGGATTTTGCTATGGAAAATAATCCTGATCTTTATGGTTATAATGATCTTGTTGATATGGGTTATTTTGATACACGAGATGTTGCAATGTCTGCAAGTGATAGACAAAATGCTAGGTCACACGAAGCAGAAATGAAAAGTCGTGGTTATAATGTCTCTGTAACTATAGATAAAGATGGTACGTATAGTTACACAGGACCAGATGCCGCAATGGCAGCAGCATCGTCTATAGCTGACGCAGCAAGAACAGCAGCCGATTATATGGGTGTATATGGTTTTCTTAATCAAATTAGTCGTGCAGCTGGACCTTACAATAAAGAAACAGAAAGATCAGATAGAGATTTTGCAGAGTCTCTAGCTGCGTTTAATACTCTTAATGCTGAAAGGTCTGCTCCTGATCTTGTTTCAATGGATATAGATGAACTTTCTACTGATAATCCCTCAATTGGTTCTCAGTCTGATAGAGGTGACTTAGATGCTATGGATAGAGAAGATGTTCAAGATTTATTTGGTTTTGATCCTACTACAGATGTATATAATTATAACAAGCCTGACGTTTTAGATCTTACAAGTAGAGAAAAAAGAGAACAAGCTCCTAAAGTACAAGCTTCTGTAGCACCAACATCAACACTAGCATCACCAAAATCAAATGCTGTGCAAGAATACTTTGCAAGATTAGGAATTAGTCCTACTGCTCCTTCTTCTTCTCCTGCTGCTTTTCAACAGCAAACTTCTTATTTACCACCAACAGGACCAGTCGCTAATGCAGCTTATCGTAGAGGATTAGCATTGGCAACTCCTATCTATAACGAACCTTCAAGACAAGCTGGAGAGCCATTCAATTATAGTGCTGCTACATTAGCAGCAACATATGGCATACCATATGAGATAGCTCTTGATAAGCTTAGATCACAAAATGCTACCGCAATGGGTGGTGGTGGTCTTCGTAGTTTGATGGAGTATAGTTAATGGCTACAGAACGTAACCCCTTTGATAAGATACCTGAAGCTACAGAGACTAATGTAGTAGCCATGCTGCCTGAAGAAAATTCCAATGTCTCTATTGAGATTGATCCTTCAGATGGTGGTGTAATTGTAGACTTTTCTTCAGAAGAAGATGCAGTCATGGAACCATCAGAAGAAATCAGTGAGTGGTATAGTGATCTAAGCGCAGACCTTGATGAAGAAGAACTACAGGATATTGCCACTGATGTAATTGAAAACTTCAATGCTGATAAAGATAGTCGTGCTGAATGGGAGTCTATGTTTGAACGAGGCTTTGACCTGCTTGGTCTAAAGCTGGAAGAAGGTTCAGAACCATTCCAAGGTGCATGTACTGCTGTACATCCCCTTCTAATTGAGTCGGCTGTCAAGTTCCAATCAAAAGCTTCAGGTGAACTCTTCCCTGCAACTGGTCCTGTCAAGACACAGATACTTGGTGCAGCTACACCAGAGAAAGAGATGCAAGCCAATAGAGTTCAGAACTTTATGAACTTCCAGCTTACTGAACAGATGCCTGAGTACTTCGATGAATTTGAAAGAATGCTTTTCCATCTACCCTTGATAGGTTCAGCATTCAAGAAAGTTTACTACAGTGCTACACTGAAAAGGCCCGTATCTGAATTTATTCCTATAGACCAGTTCTATGTGTCTTACTACGCCAACGATCTCAGAAATGCGGACCGATATACTCATGTAATTCAAAAAAGCCCAGTGGATATGAAGTTGGACATGATGTCTGGTGTCTACAAAGACATTGAACTTCCTGAACCAGCCCAGCTTTCTGCATCAGGGTTTGCCACTAAAATAGATAATATTCTTGGGTTGTCTCCCTCATATGATTCTGATCCACAGTATGTTATCTTAGAACAACATTGTTATCTTGATCTTGAAGAAGAGGGTGTACCTTGCCCTTATATCGTAACTGTTGAAGAACAGTCAAGACAAGTTTTAAGTATTCGTAGAAACTACAAGCAAGACGATCCAAACAAAGAGAAACGAAGTCACTTCGTTCACTACAGGTTTGTTCCCGGCTTTGGTTTCTACGGGTTGGGCCTTATCCATTTCCTCGGTAATCTCACCATGTCGGCAACTGCTGCAATGCGCTCCCTCATAGATGCAGGACAGTTTGCTAATTTACCGGGCGGATTCAAGGCCAAAGGAGTGCGGATGGTTGGTGACAACGATCCTATCGCCCCCGGCGAGTTCAAGGAGGTCGAAGCAACTGGTATTGATTTATCAAGGGCAATAATTCCCCTGCCTTATAAAGAGCCTTCCCAAACGCTCTTCCAGATGCTTGGGTTCGTGACTGCTGCTGGTCAGAAGTTTGCGGACAGCACTGAGCAAGTTATCTCTGATGCTGCTTCCTATGGACCCGTGGGTACTACAATGGCATTGCTGGAAGCTTCAAGTAAGTTCTTCTCTGCAATCCACAAGAGATTACATAAATCACAGAAGGATGAATTTAGAATCCTTGCACAGATAGATTATGATTATCTACCCAACAAGTATCCATACCAAGTACCCTTTGAAGATCGTGATATCTTCAAGGCTGACTTTGATGGACGTGTAGATATTATTCCTGTCTCTGATCCTAACATTCCATCCAATGCACATCGTATGATGCTGGCTAATATGGCTCTGCAAATGGCACAGCAATCCCCACCGGGAATGTTTAACATTGAAGAACTAAATAGAACTATTCTCAATGCTGCCAACATGCCTAACCTAGAACAGATACTACCACCAAAGATTGAGCCTCAACCTCTTGATCCTGTATCTGATATCATGGCTGTTACAAAGGGTCTGCCTATTGCAGCTTTCCCATCACAGAACCATGATGCACATATACAAGTTAAGATGATGTATCTTCAAGACCCTCAGAATGGTGCCAATCCTATTATGGCTAGAATCAAACCTGTACTTGAGTCTAACATACAAGAACATTCTGTATTGAAGTACCAAGAGCAAATGAATGGTGTTACATCACAGATGCTACAGCAAGTACCAGTAGATCAGCAAGATCAACCATCTGTTGTTGAAATGGCTATGGCAGAGGCTGCACAGAAAGTTATGCAAGCCAATCAACAGCCACCTGCTCCAACACCAGAACAACAACTTGTTGCTCTTGAACAGGAGAAGGTTAAACTACAGCAACAGAAGCTACAATCAGATACAAT